CTACTATCAGGTGGCGGCTACAAACGCTCCAAGCGCTCCTACGGCTTCGAGTTCTAACTTTAGTTCGGGAGCTTTCAGCTCTCTTACATCTAACTGGGGCAAAAACGCTCCTACATTTGCGGGTAGTAACCAAAATAAATATTGGTATGCAGGATTTACTGTAGTAGAATCTACCTTTGGAGGCAGTCAAACCATATCTTTTGGGACTGTAACTCAAGCTATTGGATTTACTGGTCTTGTAACTTTTTCAAACGGTAATACTTTTGGAGATGGCACAAACCAAATGAGTTTTGGTGCAAGTGGTACAACTCTTATAAATGGCGGAAATATTACTACGGGAGTTATAAACTTAGGAAACTCAAGTGGAATGGCTATTAGGCAGGGTAAAACTGCTTTTGGTCAAAATACTTCCGGATTTTTTATAGGTAATGATAATGGTACGGCAAAAGTTGATATTGGAACAGATGCTAATCATATAAGGTGGAACGGGAGTACTTTAAGTGTAAAAGGGTCAATAACACTAACAAGTAGTCAAATAACTAGCGGTTTGGGATTTACTCCATATAATAGTAGTAATCCCTCCGCATTTGTAGACAGTTCTGGAGCAGCTGCTGCAGCGCCCGTACAGTCTGTTGCGGGAGCTACTGGTGCAGTCCCTGTTTCTACTATTATTTCTGCCGGAAATATTATAGTTACTGGTAGTAACATTAGTGACTTGAATAATAATAGTGGTTTTACAAATGATGCGACAGCAAATGCTGCCGCAGCTGCCGCAGCTGCCGCACAGACTACTGCGAATAGTAAAATTACAGGAGCTCAAGTAAATGCAAATGTAACTTCTATTTCTGGTGGTGTAATTACTACTGGAACAGTAAATGCAAATCGTATAAATATAGACGGAATTACTCTTTCTAGATCAGGAAGTAGCTTAATAATTAATAATGGAGGAGTAAATGTATCTCAACTTGCTAGCAATTCTTTAGGACTTATTCGAGGCGAAGAAGATACTAATATAACAGCAACTCAGTTTACTAGTAATACAATTACTCAGTTTACTAATAATGTTCCTTATCATGTTGTAGGAAGCATTGGATCGAGTGGTGCACAAATGCAGCTTCTTGTAGATCTTGATTTTACTACTCCAGCATTTACCGGGGAATATCTTATTAGTTTTGGAGCAAACCCTAGTGGTAGTTTTTCTTCTTCCTCCCAGACAGCAATAGTACTTCATATTCAGCAAACAACAGGAAGCACATATTATATCAATCAAACTGTGGGCTTCGGTGGTGTTACTCATAACACTAATAGTTTTGCATTCCAAACGGGCTCATCGTCTGGTGCTAACTTTACTAGAACAAGATTTATATCATTAGTAGGCAGCAGAAGAACTTTTATAAAAATTTATGGATTTCAAAAAAATGTTACGGGAAACCAAGATTGGGATAGTGTTCATGTTTCTTGCCAAGCATTAACTAAAGGAGTATAATATAATGAGATTTGAAGTAGACGATACTATGACAGAAATCCCGCTATATCCACACGAAGCGATAAATCGAGAGCGTCGTGGTGAGGCTTTACAAGAGACTGATTGGACACAAGTGCCTGATTCACCTTTAACAGACTCTAAAAAAGCAGAGTGGAGAACGTATCGGCAAGCTTTACGAGATATACCAACACACTCAAATTGGCCTGAATTAGAGGAGAGTGACTGGCCAACTCCGCCCACATAACCATATAAAAAATAAATCTTGACTCCCAATGTCCCCTTTGTTATAATTTCATCATGGAGAAATTGAAATGAGTGCAGCAAACTATGACCTAGTGATTGACCAAGGATCGACTTTTGTGATTGACTTAACAATTAAAGAGTCCGGTTCCGTCAAAGATCTTACTGGCTACGCAGCCCGGGCACAGCTGCGCACTACTAAGACTGCTTCGGCTGTAGCCGCTAGCTTTACCTGCACCATAGTTACTCCCGCTACTAGTGGAGTAGTTAAAATGGAGTTACCTGCCACTACTTCTTCGGCAATGGCTGCCGGAGTATACTTTTACGACTTAGAAATTCATACTGGCAGTGATGTAATAGTAAAGCGCCTTATTGAGGGAACCGCTACTATTAATCAAGAAGTTACGAGATAATTATGTCGGCAGTTACACAAGTTACAATTACAGAGTCCGTAACAGAACTAACTGCACAGAATACTAACGCAGTAACTGTTGATATTACCGCAGAAGATACTACTATTAGTGTAAATAATTTTGCTATTCCAGTAAATTTTATTGATTCAGTAAATGTTTCTTTTCCGGGTCACAATACAGTTACAGCAGACAATGTGCGAGATGCAATAAAACAGCTTGCAGATCAACAGTTTAGAGGAACAACCCCTCCTGCAGACGGTACTGCAAACTTAGAGGAAGGAGATCTTTTTTACGATACAGACGATAATCAAATAAAAGTCTATCGCGAAACTAGTTCAGGAGTTTTTGAATTTGTACCTATAATAGTAGGCGACGCTTCAGGTGACTCAGATACGCTAGACGCAGGAGCCTTTTAAGGCTAAATCTTTGGAGTTTTAAATGGCTCAGACAATTAAAATTAAAAGAAGTACCAGTACTTCTGCACCTAGCTCTCTTGTAGCAGGTGAGCTAGCCTATTCTGACGCTAGTGATAAACTGTTTATCGGACAACCTTCCGATAATGCAGTAACGGCTATTGGTGGTAAGTTATATGTTGATATGCTTGATCACACCGCAGGAACACTCACTGCTTCAAGTGCAATACTTGTAGATGCAAGCAGTAAGATCGATCAGTTAAAAACTGCAAATCTTACAATAGGTGCAAACTCAATTACATCTGCATCTGGTGACGTAGACATTGTTGCGGCATCAAATCTTGATATTGATGCAGGTACTATTGATTTAGAAACTCAAGCAACAGAGTTTAAGATCATAGATAACTCTGCTACAGCTCTTACAATTACTGAAGGTTCTACAACCTACATGACCTTTGTAACAACTAACTCTAGCGAGAAAATTGTTACTGGAAAATCTTTAGTTGTAGATGGAGATGGGTCAAGTGGCGGTGTAACCATATCTGATGGTACAATAGACCTTCGAACAGGAACTGGAAATGTAGCTAAAATTAAGTTTTACTGTGAATCGGCAAACGCTCACTTTCAAACTCTTGCTGCCGCCCCTCATAGTGCGAGTGCCTCAAATACTTTAGTACTTCCTGCAGCAGGTAGCAATCTTATTTCTGATACTGCTACTCAAACTCTTACAAATAAAACTCTTACTTCTCCTGATATAAATACTCCAGATATTGATGGCGGTACAATTGATGGAACAACTATACAGACAGGAAGTATTAACAATACTCCTATTGGTGCGTCTACTCCAAATACGGGTGCTTTTACCTCTTTAACGGTTGATAATGTAAGTGTAGATACAAACACTGTTTCAACTACTAATTCTAATGGAGATTTAATACTTTCTCCTAACGGTACAGGGACAGTAACTGTTCCTTCAGGCTATAAAAACAGAGCCGGCTTTGGAACAAACTCTCTTGCAACAAAAGAATATGTCGATGCTGTAAAGCAAGCTCTTGATATAAAAGAATCTGTACTTGTTGCAACAACTTCTAATCTTTCTGGAACTTATAATAATGGTTCTGGTACAATTACAGCAGGTTCAAATGGAGCTTTTAGTGTTGATGGTCAAACACCTTCACAAGGAGCCAGAGTACTTGTTAAAGATCAAAGTGCCGCAGCAGAAAACGGTATTTATACACTTACTACTGTAGGTAGTGGGGGTGCACCGTTTGTACTAACTCGTGCAGATGATGCCGATGAATCAGCAAATCTTACTGGCGGAACCTTTGTATTTGTAGAGACAGGTACTGCAAATGGTGAAAACGGTTTCGTATTTACACATGATGGTGCTCCAACACTAGGAACAACAGCTCTTAATGTAAGCCAATTTTCTGGTGCCGGACAGATTATAGCAGGAGATGCACTCACTAAATCTGGTAACACTCTAAATGTAAATGATGATAATATTACTCTTGAAGTTAATAGCGATGCAGTACGAATAAAAGGTATTACAGCAACAGATGTTGGTGATTTACTGGTTGGTGCAGCCTCAAATGCAGGGTATACAAGATTAGTAAAGCCTTCTGGAAATGCAACTGCACACGATTATATTCTCTCAATGAATACGAGTGGTTCTGCTCAGTGGTCTAATACTTTAGACGGCGGAACATTCTAACAAAAATCCTCGCGTATATACGCAGTTTTAGGGGAGCCATATGGCACAAACGATTAAGCTAAAACGGTCTTCCGTTTCTGGCAACACTCCCTCGACCTCAGATTTGGAGCTGGGCGAAGTAGCCATCAACACGTATGATGGTAAAATGTTCATCAAAAAGAATGATGGTTCTGACTCTATTGTAGAAATAGGGGGTGGGGGTGGCTCTGGAACTGTAACCGAAGCATTCAAAACGATTGCTGTCTCCGGACAGTCCAATGTAGTTGCTGATTCTGCGACCGATACGCTTACGCTTGTTGCCGGTAGTAATATGACTATTACTACCAATGCTTCTGGTGATACTATTACATTTGCGTCTTCTGGTAGTGGAGGTAGTCAAAACCTTTTTAACACATTTGCTGTTTCGGGTCAAAATAGTGTAGTTGCAGACAGCACTACAGATACTCTTACTTTTGTTGCCGGTTCTGGCATAACCCTAACTACTGATAATTCTGCTGATAGCATAACTATTGCTGCAACTGCCTCTGCAATCACAGTGCAGGATGAAGGCAGTGCTTTATCTACTGCTGCTACAACTTTGAATTTTGTTGGAGCGGGCGTTACAGCAACAGGTACTGGCGCTACCAAAACAATTACTATTCCTGGAGGCTCAGGAAACTCTTTTGGTACTATTGCTGTCTCTGGGCAAGGTAGCGTTATTGCCGATCAAGCAAACGATACTCTTACGCTTGTTGCTGGTAGTAATGTTACTCTTACAACAAGTGCTGCAGGAGATAGTGTAACTATTGCATCTTCTGGTGGTGGTAGTGCTAGCGTTGATGCTGGTGCTGCTATTACTGAGTTTAAGTTTGATGTATCTTCATCTACGACTTCTTTTTCTGGTTCTGACGCAAACTCAAATACACTTGCATATACTGCAGGTGCTGTTCAAGTGTATCTAAATGGTATTCTTCTTGACCCAGCGACTGACTATACTGCTACAAATGGAACAAGCATAGTTCTTACTGATGCTGCTGTAAGTGGTGATGATCTTCAAATCATTGCATTTAATCGAAAAATTCTGAATGCAAATACTACTGTAAATACTTTTACTGGTGATGGTACAACTACAGCATTTACGCTTTCGACCGATCCAGTAAATGAAAATAATACAAACATATTCATAGATGGTGTATATCAGTCAAAATCAAACTATTCTGTAAGTGGTACAACTCTTACTTTTTCTACTGCACCACCAAATGGTTCTGGAATTGAGGTCTCTCTTGGGTTTCAGCAAGCATCTATTAGTAGCACTCTTGACTTTGATGATAATGCAATACTCAGACTTGGTACGGGGAATGATCTACAGCTTTTACACGATGGCTCAAATAGCATAATTAAAGATACCGGTACTGGCGATTTACAAATAGGTGCTAGTACTCTTGAAGTTAAAAATGCTGCCCTAAACGAAACAATGATAAAGGCTATAGAAGATGGGGCTGTTGAACTTTATCATAATAATGCAAAGAAGCTAGAAACCGTAACGGGTGGCGTAACTGTGACTGGTACTGTCACCGCGACAACTTTTTCGGGAGATCTATCCGGAACAATAAATACGGCTACAACGGGTACCACACAGAGTGCGAGTGATAATAGTACAAAGATTGCTACAACGGCTTATGTCGACACTGCTGTTACAAATCTCGTGGATTCTGCGCCAGGAACTTTAAATACTTTAAATGAACTGGCCGCCGCGCTAGGAGACGATGCAAACTTTTCTACGACAATTACAAACAGTCTAGCTACAAAAGTTGGTCAAACTGCTACTACTGGAGCAGCAACTATACCAGCCGGTACAACTGCACAAAGACCTGGAAGTCCGGCTGCAGGACAGTTTCGTTACAATAGCACTTTAAGTCAGTTTGAAGGATACACTTCATCTTGGGGTGCAATCGGTGGTGGTGGTACAAATACATTTACTACTGATATTTTTACAGCCAATGGCTCAACAACTGCATTTACACTTACTCAGGCAGTATCTAGTCCAAATGATTGTATTGTACACATTGATGGTATCTACCAAACGCCAACAGATGCTTATACTGTAAGTGGTACAACTCTTACATTCAGCTCTGCGCCTGCAAATACAAGAAAAATTGTAGTTTACTCTGTAAAAGCAGGCGTAAGCGGAAATAATCTAAACATTGAAACATTCTCTGGGGACGGAAGTGCAACATCATTTACGATGAGCATAAATCCAATCAATGAGAATAATACCATTGTACACATTGATGGTGTTTATCAGCAAAAGACTTCCTACTCTACATCAGGAACTACACTCAGTTTTTCTGCTGCGCCCGCAAACGGAACAACGATTGAAGTTGCAACATTTACGCAAACTGAAATCAATGTTCCTGTAAATGATACAATTGATACAATACATATCAAAGATGACGCAGTTACAAGTGCAAAACTTGGCGGTAATCTTGTAGCTCCGGGTACAGTTACAGCATCAGCAGGCTTTGTTGGACCCCTTACTGGTAATGTTACAGGTAATGTATCGGGTACAGCAGCTACAGTTACGGGTGCTGCACAGACAAATATTACTTCTGTAGGAACGCTAAGTAGTTTAGCGGTAAATGGCAACGTCGGTATTGGTACTACTAATCCAGCTGACGCTCTACACATTTTAGATACTAGTGGACATGCGTATGCAAGTGTTGCGAGAAGTACTCAATCTCAAGGAGAAGTCGGTTTACGTCTTCGTGGTGGAACAAGTGGTAATGACTGGTATATCTATCAAAAATCTTCTAATAATAATCTAAATTTTTACAACACATCCGATAGGATGACGATCGATTCAAGTGGCAATGTCGGTATTAATAATACTAGTCCTTCTCACAAATTGGATGTTCATGGTGCTAATAATACTATAATTGCTTCTTTAGATCATACAGGATTTTCAAGCCGTCAAGCAGGCTTACCTGGCAGATTTATGGTAGGGCCTTTTGGAAATGGATATCCTTGGGCCGGCTATAACGTTAGTCATGTAGGAAATACCCTAACTCGTCTTGCAGCAGACTATGCATGGGCGATTAGTTATGGAAATAATAATAAACTAAGTTTTAATGGTGCAGCAAACAGCTCAGCGGGGTCAGCAATAACATGGACTGAACTCGGATATTTTGATATAAATGGTAAATTTTCTCCAAGACAGCAAATTGAAGTAGGTGTATTTTCTAATAGTCAAACTAATAGTGGTGAAGCATGGATTGGTAGAGCCGCTGATAGACAAGACGGCACTTTAACTATTCAGCTTGGTGGAGATAGCGCAACAAGTACAAGGTTTGAAATTGTAGATAGAGCGTGGTCTAAAGTTATAAGTTATATTTCTGGTGAAGCTCCGGCGGATTCTTTATACGTTACTACCGGTGGTGATTTGCATTTTGGTGGATATAATCAAGGCAGAATAAAAGCTAGTGGTAACAGTGTTTTTATAGACGCTATTCCTGCTAATTCACATCTTATTTTTAGAAATGGCGGTTCTGTAGAGAAAATGCATATCACAGATACCGGCTCCGTATATCACCCCGAACAAGGAAGTAATGGTGACTACACAAGTTATATTGGTAGTATTAGTAATAGCGGGTCGGGCAACAGATATGCTCATGTGAACATATCTACAGCCGCTGGAGATATGTTCTGGATTGAAGTTATAGGCTATGATTATGCTCATAGCTCTGGCTCAATATATGGTAGGTCTGGTGGATACATATATTTATATACAACTTCAACAACTGTGTACTCTAGTGTACTTAATGGTGATATTGTTGCTCATTATCAACTTACGAATGGAACATACGAAGTGGTCGTAGATACAAAGAGGACCGGTACAACTAATAGATGGGGTAGTATGGTATTTAGAGGAGGTACAGATACAATTACTGCTACTCAACCTTTAGAGATTATTCAGTATTCTTATACAGGCACTTCAGCAAAGGTATATTAAAAATGAAAAAAGTAATAAAAGCAGATGGCCGGATTAATTTTGTAAATGAAAAATATTTAGATTCAGTTCTTGAAGATACTGATACTGTTGATGAAGATTATGTTGTAGATAGAACACCCCCGATTATTACAGAAGAAGATATTGCGGCAGATAGGCAAAGAAATATAAGAAATACTGCTAAAAAATATCTTGCTGATACTGATTGGTATGTAACAAGATATGCAGAAACAGGAACAGCAATACCAGAAGATATTGCAACTGCAAGAGCACAGGCAAGAATAGACGCGAGCACGGAGTAATAAATGGCACTCACAACCATACCAGCATCACTTTCAGCAACCGCACTTACACTTACAACTGCGGCACAGCCGAATATTACGTCTGTAGGAACACTGACGGACTTGACGGTGTCTGGCGATTTAACGGTAGATACTACTACACTTAAAGTAGACTCTAGTAGTAATCGTGTTGGTATCGGCGCAGCTTCTCCATCTACAAAACTTCATATAGGCGGTACAGCTCCCGGCGACAGTATTATTCGTCAGGACAGCACCGGTTCAGGAACAAACTGGGAAATTGGAGAAAGAGCGGCGGGTAAGTGGCAAATCTTTGAAGACGATACAGATTCTATTGTTGCTACCTTTATGTCTACAGGGAATGTCGGTATTGGTACTACCAGTCCAGCTTCGCTTATTGACGCAACGGGTGCCCCGGTGGCCACGTCTGGTTCAATCGTCAGAGTTAGAAACAGCAGTGCAACGTCAAGCAACACTAGCTTCGGCGGAGTTTTCTTCACAAGCAGCCCCGGCACAGACTATTCAATCGGCAAGTCTAATGTCAACGCTTCCACAAGCCTAAGTTTTCGAAACGGGAACACTGGTGCCAGTTTAATGGATCTAGATTCTAGTGGTAACTTGTTGGTTGGGACGACTAATACTGCGCCTGGGGCTGGCAATACTAATGCAGGCGTTGCTATTAGAGGCGGCTCTGATAACCGCTCGTTCTTCTCAGTAAGTTCTAATTATGTCGCGGCGTTTAACCGTAATACTAATGACGGCCCTATTGTCGAATTTAATAAAGACGGCTCAG